TTTCAATAAATCATTTAATTTTGGATGCTGACGCAGGTTCCCCAAATGATACTGGTGTAATGAAAATACTTAGTGAAGACAGTTATGATTCATCAATGGCAGGAATAAAAACACGAATAACAACTACTCCTGGAGCAGCTGATGTTATAGCAAGTGATGATTTTGGATATTCACAAACAGTTGAATATTTTGATGATACTATAGATAATAATCCAACAACTGGATTGGATGTTAATTTATAATGATAGGAAAAAATGGAAAACATAATAGACCAAAGAATAGACGAAATTCTTGAGATTACAAGTCTTGTTCCCACCTCAGAATTAAAGCCTGTACCTGACCAAAGAATCAAACCAAAAACTGATGGTAAGGATGAAGATACGGATTATGAGTATGCGAGAGAAAATTACTACAACCTCATTGAGAGAAATCAAGATGCCGTAGAAGAAATGTTAGAGATAGCTAAACAATCGGAATCTCCTCGTGCATTTGAAGTTGTAGGACAGCTAATCAAAGCAGGGTTAGATGCAAACAAGGAAATGATGGGTCTACATAAGACCAAGAAGGAATTGAAAATAGAAAAGGGTGGAACTACGTCATTGGTAAATAATGCAGTGTTTGTGGGGAGTACAGCTGAATTACAAAAAATGTTGAAAATGCACAAAGTTGAAGAGGAGCCACGTAATGGCATCTGAAAATTACCTCGGGAACCCGAATTTAAAAAACGTTGGTCAGAAAATAGATTGGACGAAGACCACCCTCAAAGAATACATGAAGTGCAAAGAGTCTCCTGAATATTTCATAGAAAATTATGTTCAAATTGTACATTTAGACAAAGGTCTAGTGAAATTTAAGATGTATGATTATCAAAGAGATATGGTTAGAAAATTTAATGATAATCGTTTTGTAATCTGTAAATTACCTCGACAAACAGGAAAATCAACTACAATTATTTCCTTCCTTCTTCATTATATTCTGTTCAATGAAAGTGTTAACGTTGCTATTCTTGCCAACAAGGGTGCAACAGCAAGAGAACTCCTATCTAGATTACAACTTGCATACGAACATCTACCTAAGTGGTTACAACAAGGCGCAGTTGTATGGAACAAAGGTAATATTGAAATAGAGAATGGGTCTAAAGTTATTGCCTCAGCAACTTCTAGTTCTGCTGTTCGAGGTAGTTCATTTAATATCATTTTTCTTGATGAGTTTGCTCACGTTCCACAAAACATAGCAGAACAATTTTTCACTTCTGTTTATCCTACAATTTCTTCTGGTGAATCGACTAAGGTACTTATTGTTTCAACTCCACTTGGACTGAATATGTTCTATAAAATGTGGATAGAAGCAGAAGAAAAAAGAAGTGACTATGTACCAATTGCAGTTCATTGGTCAGAGATGCCGGGGAGAGATGCAAAGTGGAAAGAGGAAACAATACGTAATACTTCTGAATTACAGTTCACACAAGAATTTGAATGTGAATTTGTCGGGTCAACCTATACATTAATTGCTCCATCAAAACTTAGAACGTTAGTTTTTGTAAATCCAATACACAGTAATAATCATTTGGATGTATTTCAAGAACCAATAAAAAATCATGTATATGCTTTAGTGGCGGATACTGCTCAAGGAAAAGGTGTAGATTATTCAGCCTTTATTGTATTTGATGTTACTACTACACCCCATAGACAAGTAGCAAAATTTAAAGATAATACTATTTCACCCCTATTGTACCCCAATGTAATTTACAATGTAGGGAATAAGTATAATATGGCTCATGTTTTGATTGAGGTGAATGATATTGGTTCTCAAGTTGCGGATACTCTACACTATGATTTAGAGTATGAAAACATAATGATTGTTACACAGAGAGGGAGAGCTGGTCAACAAATTGGTGGTGGCTTTACAAAGAACATTCAGTTAGGACTAAGAACGAGTAAACAAATTAAGAGAATTGGTTGTGCAACTCTAAAAGATATGATAGAACAAGAACAATTGATTATTCCAGATTTTGATACGATTAGTGAACTTACCACATTTGCTCTACGAAATAATACATATCAAGCAGAAGAAGGTTCTCATGATGATTTGGCGATGTGTTTAGTTATATTTTCGTGGTTGGTGAATCAACGATATTTTAAGGAATTGACAAATATGGATATCAGAAAACAGTTGTGGGAAGAACAAATGGAAACTTTAGAACAAGATATGTTGCCGTTTGGAATTATAGATAGTGGATTGGAAGAAGAAACTTTTAAAGATGCTGGTGGGCAAACCTGGACAGTTGATGATAGTAATAATAGAAGATTATATAATTAAGTAAAAGGATCTATATCACCAAAGTTAACTTCTGTGGGTGGGTGGTTTATTTCTGTTATTAAATCCTCAATTTTATTAAGTAAATCAGGTCTTTCCTTTTTTAATCTAGTCAGAAAACTGATAGAACCTGTGACTAGTTGATCTGGTCGAATAGTTAATCTTTTTCCTATTTTTCTTTTATTAGATATTTCAAGGTGTTCGGGATTTACACAAGATGGATTGAAACAAGTTTGGGTTATTACTTCATGATCAGCAATTTCACCATGGAGTCCAGTTGAAGGGGAAAACATACCATACATCATTACTGCAAATCTACTAGCAGGCATGGTTCTTCCCATAACGGAAAACATTCCATGTCCTGTTTTATTTTTTGCAGCAAGCCAAATGTGACATTTCGTATTTGTCTCAGAGCAATCAACTTTTTTAAGAAATCTTTTTGTTATACTTTTACTATCCCAGAATTTAACTTTGTCCATTTTGACCTTTTTGTATATTTATGATAACACTAACTATTTATGATTTTGAAGAATTGAAAAATCATAAATAGATTCAGATAGTATTATTACTATAATTACAATAAAACTTTATTTAGGAGAGATAAAATGCCTTTTACAATTAGTCCAGGCGTTGTCACCAAAGAAATCGATTTGACTACTGTTGTACCTTCAACTTCTATGACCGAAGGCGGAATTGCAGGACCGTTCAATTGGGGACCCGCATATGAAAGAACAATAATATCTAATGAAGCAGAATTAGCAAGCATCTTTGGTAAACCCACATCAGCTACATATAAAACATTTTTTACGGCTGCAAGTTATCTCGCGTATTCTGCGAATCTTAAAGTGGTTCGTACACCTAATACAACTGATGCAAAAAATGCGACAATGGACTCAGCCAATACTGTCTATATCGCAAACGATGAAGATTATGAAAATACTTATGATCCAAATATGGGAGGAAGTCAAAGTAGTGATTTCGGTCCTTTCATAGCAAAATATCCAGGAGATCTAGGAAATAGTCTTAGAGTTTCTATGTGTGGTGCAGCTAAAGCAAACACTAATGCAGATGGTACACTTAATTCAAATACAGATATTACCTTAACAGGTACATCTGCTTGGACAGCGAGTGGTGGAGCATTGGCAGGATCTGGTACTCTTTATCAAACAGAATTAAGTGTTGGAGATGTTATTTTACTTGGAGCTAAGTATTTAGTACTGAAAACCATTACTAGTAACACTGTAGCAACCGCATCAAGTGCATATGAATCTGATATAGTTGATGGATCTACTGTACGTAAAATAAGATCTGGATTCGCAGAACCATCTACTCAAATGATTGGTACTGTAGCCGTTTCTGCTAATGGTTCTGTTATAACAGGTACAAGTACAGAGTTTTCAACTCAAGTTAGTGTGGGTGATATAATTAAATTAGAAGGTATTTTAGAAGAAAGAAAAGTTACCGTTGTTAGTAGTGCAACTTCTATGACGGTTGATGCACCATTTGTTTTAGCTGCGGTAGCAAATACATGGTCTCGTACATGGGAATATGCTAGTTCATTCGATGATCATCCTACTACTACATCTTATGCAGCAAGAAATGGTGGATCAAATGATGAAATGCATATAATAATAGAAGATCAAGACGGAGAATTTGCTGGAGCAAACAACACTGTAATTGAAACATATTCAGGAGTTTCAGTTGCAGCAGGTGCTAAGTCAGAAGATGGTCAGAGTAACTATTACAAAGATAGACTCAATAGAGGATCATCGTATGTTCGTTGGATGGATCATGCTATAGAAGGAGATGCAGATTCTGCTTATGGAACAACTGCTTGGGGTGGAGCGGCAACAGGAAAATTTAATGCAAATGGAGCTATTGTTTCTGCAAGTTTAACTGGTGGACATTCTGGATCAGCTTCAACTCCTGGAAATATTCAAATAGGATTGGATGAATTCAAAAATACAGAAGAAGTAGATGTAACACTTTTAATGACAGCGGATGCAAGTGCGGCTACACAAATTTATGCTATTAATAATATAGCAGAATATCGTAAAGATTGTGTGGCGTTTGTTTCACCTCCACAAATAGCCGTTGTCAATAACGCGGGATCAGAACTTACGGATGTAATAGCTCATCGTGAATCGATGCCTAGTTCTTCTTATGCAGTTATGGATTCTGGATGGAAATATATGTATGATAAATATAACGATGTATACAGATATGTTCCATTGAATGGTGATATTGCTGGATGTTGTGCATTTACAGATCAAACTCGTGATCCATTTTGGTCTCCTGCTGGTGCAGTGAGAGGTAATATTCGTAATGCTATTAAATTACCTTTTAATCCGAATAAAACACAAAGAGATGGACTTTATAAAAAAGGTGTTAATCCTATAGTGGGAATGCCTGGACAAGGAATTCTTCTTTTCGGAGATAAGACACTACTAGCAAAACCTAGTGCTTTTGATCGTATCAATGTACGAAGATTGTTTATTCTTTTGGAAAAATCAATCGCCAATATGGCAAAATCGTTCTTGTTTGAATTCAACGATTCTTTTACACGTTCCAGATTTGTATCTACAGTAGAACCTTTCTTGAGAAATATTAAAGCCCGACAAGGTGTTCAAGATTTTAAGGTTATTTGTGATGGTTCAAATAATACTAGTGATGTGGTTGAACGTAACGAATTTCGTGGTGATATTTATATAAAACCATCTCGTTCTATTAACTTCATACAGCTTCAATTTGTTGCTGTAAGATCTGGTGTCGAGTTTAGTGAAATTACAGGCGGCTAATAAAATAGTCTTATAAATAATAATATAGATGGGGGAAGACGGTGGTTTCCGAAGGGAGTACTTGTAAAAAAGACTTCCCCATTACATCTTTAATCTAATCATCGGAGAAAAACAATGGCAGTAGATCCAGTATTTAGCCCAACTACTTTTTTATCTAAACTAGGTGATGGTGGAGCATTACAATCACTTTTTTCTTGTTCTCTTACTAGTGGTGGAGTGAGTACAACGAACATGGGTACAGTTGAATTTCTTTGTCATGCAACATCTTTTCCAGCTTCAACTATAACCTCTACTCCAATTGCTTATATGGGAAGAGAACTAAACATTCCTGGTAATAGAGCAGCAGAGACTTGGACATCTACCATTTATAATGATGAAGGTCATTCAATACGTAATGAGTTAATCGCTTGGATGAACAAGCTTAACGATTTTGAAACTAATACACGTGCCGCGGACTATGATGATCCTTCAAAATATGGTGGAGAAATGTCAGTTAGACAATTCTCGAAATCGTCAGAAACAATAACTAATTCTGTGAAGTTTTTTAATATATGGCCTTCTAGTGTGGCGGAAATTTCTCTTGATTGGGCAACTAGTGAGATTCAAGATTATGAAGTAACTTGGGAATTTTCTCATTGGAATATTGTTTCAGTACCCCCAAGTTCAGAAGAAGGACCATAAATTATTTAGAATTTAAAATTACTATAATTAGAAAAAAGAAAAAAATATATGGCAGTTCAATTATTTGGTTTTACTATAGGAAGAGTAGACAAAGACAAAAAAAATAAAAAGTCTTTTGCTCTTCCTGAACCAGAAGACGGCGCAGTTGAAGCTGGACCCACAGGATCAGCATATGGTACATATGTAGATCTTGAGGGTGTAGCAAAAAATGAAGAGGAAATGATACGGAAATATCGTGATATGGCGAATTTTCCTGAATGTGATCAAGCAATAGATGATGTTATTAATGAAGTAGTCGTCACCAATAGAGAAGAGACACCTGTTAGTCTTAGTCTTGAAAAATCTACTCTATCGGAACCAATAAAAGAACGTATACATAAAGAATTTAAAGAAGTAGTTCGTCTACTTGATTTTAAAAAAGTTGGTTATGAGTTAATCCGAAAATGGTATGTTGATGGTAGATTATATTTTCATATTATTATTGATGAAAAAAACCCCAAACGTGGTATATTAGAACTACGTTCAATAGATCCCTTAAAAATAAAGAAGGTTAGACAGCCTAAATTTACAGAAGGACCAAGTGGTAAAGAAGTAGATACTAATGAATTTCTAGAGTATTATTTGTTTAATGAATTTGGAATTACAGCCCAAACTGGTGGAGTAACTATGCAAATAGCGGCTGATGCTGTTTCGTATGTTCATTCTGGTATATTGGATGTAGATAGAAAAGTTGTATTAGGACATCTTCATAAGGCAATTAAACCATTAAATCAACTTAGAATGATTGAGGATGCAGTAGTAATTTACCGTATTTCAAGAGCACCTGAACGAAGAATTTTCTATATTGATGTGGGTAACTTACCAAAAATAAAAGCAGAACAATATCTTAGTGATATCATGAACAAGTATAAGAATAAACTTGTATATGATTCTCAAACAGGTGATGTCAAAGATGATCGTAAGCATATGAGTATGCTTGAAGATTACTGGCTTCCACGTAGAGAAGGTGGTAGAGGAACAGAAATAACTACATTACCGGGCGGGGAAAACTTAGGAGAACTAGCTGATGTTGAATATTTCAAATCAAAACTATACAAAGCTCTTAACGTTCCTCCCTCTCGTTTAGAACAAGATTCTGGCTTTATACTAGGACGAGCAGAAGAAATTTCAAGAGATGAAGTAAAATTTACACGTTTTGTTGAAAGATTACGTGCAAGATTTCAAATATTATTTGATGATATTCTTGAAAAACAATTACTTCTTACTGGTGTAATTTCAGCTCAAGATTGGGAACTTATAAGGGATCAACTAGTTTATGAATGGCAGTCTGATTCACATTTTGCTGAACTAAAAGATGCTCAAATGATGAAAGAACGATTAGGTATTTTAGTAACTGATATGGGTTACAGAGATGAAGTTGTTGGTAAATTTTTCTCTCAAGAGTACATTAATAAGAAGGTTCTTAAATTGACTCAAGCAGAAATAGATGAAATTAAAGATCAGATGGAGAGAGAGAAGGCAGAAGCAGCTCCTCCAGAGGGGGAATCAGAGGATCAATTTTCTGAATTTGACCCATCATTAAATAAACCTAACTTGAAAGTAATTAATAGTTAGAGTTTATAAATAGTATAAATATAATAGATAAATAAACGTATATAGGAGTTAGTTATTATGTCCGAAATGTCTGCAGTTGAAAATATTGTAGCGTTATCCGTGAATGGTGATGCAGGAGAAGTAAAATCCGCAATTAACAGTGCGCTCCAGCAGAAGATACTGGTAGCATTAGAAGATAAAAGAAAAGATATAGCAAGTACTTTTTTAACCAAAACAGAGGCAGACCCGAAAGGGCCGGAAAGTTCAGGGGAATAATAAATGGCAGCTGAAACACAAAAATTAGTTGATACCGAAAGAAAAGTAGTTTATAAATTTTATAGTAATGTAGCAGAGACAGATGTCAAGAAAGTAGATGTATCAACTCTTAATTGGGCTAAACATACTCTTACTTTATCCGCTCCTTCGACAGAAAACTTTAAAGTTGGTGAAGTAATAACAACCGCCGCTACGGAACATTTTCTTGTTACTGGATTCACGGCTGGAGCATCTACTGTAGAAGTTGTTGGATGGGACAATACAAACAAAACAGCAACAACTATTCTAACTACTATGTCTAATGGAGATGCTATTGTTGGTGGAGTATCAGGAACACACACTGAAACCGTTGCAAATAGTGGAAATCTTACAGAATTAGATTACAATG